AGTGTTCAGCCAATGAGCCTTCCATCAGGTCTCATTTTCTTCTTGGACTTCAAGAAGAGCAACTCTCGCCTCGGTGACGTTGCTGAAGATTCAGTTTACGGTGGCGGCGTTGTTGGTCAGCAGATCACAGGTGGTGTTAACTTAACAGGCGTAAATAATGAGAAGTCATTTTACAGCTTGAACAACGGTTACTCCTCACCAGTTTCTGGTGGTCTTATTCAGGTTGGTGAGACCATCGACCGTGTTGCTTCTGGTGCTATTGATGCCAATGGCGAATTCCAGCACATGACCGGCGAAGATGCAAGTAGTACATTGTCAGCCGCTCAGGTAAGAGAACTCTTACGCTACGACCCTGATATTACTTCAGGTACTGGTGTTTTTGTATTCTCAATCTCAACATCGGTTCACTTGCCACAGTTAGATAAAGATAACTTGGTTGGTATCGCTCTACAGAGCGCCGATAGTGTACCACTCGCTGGTACAGCAGCACAGTTTGGATTTACCCAGCAGAGAAGACTAACCTCTTACTTGACAAGCACAGGAAGAGACACTGCTTACCTCGTCCTAACCGTAACAGGTACAACTGACTTTGAGACTGCTGATCTTGAGTCAATGGAAGAGGCTACTGCTCAGGCTGCTAATGTACTCGTTTACATGCAGAGCCCAACTGCTGATAACTTTGCCACAGGCTTAGGAAATCCAGGTTCTGTTGCTGGTACAACAAACTGGCTCTTAGAGTCAGATAGCACCTCAGTAAGTGGTAACTTCGGTGATGATCTTGAAGCAATCCCAGAGATTGATATCAAAGTTGACTCCGTTGCTGTTACAGCACAAACCAAGAAGCTTCGCGCTAAGTGGTCACCAGAGTTAGGTCAAGATCTAAACGCTTACCACAACTTGGACGCTGAAGTTGAATTAACTGGCATCCTTTCTGAGCAGGTCGCTCTAGAGATCGATCGTGAGATCATCGAAGACCTAATCAAGAAGGCTAGCGGTGGTACAATTCACTGGTCACGTCAGCCCGGTAAATTCTTAAACCGTGAGACTGGTGCTACCATCGAGGAAGCAACAAGCTCAACAGGTTACCCAGAATTTACTGGTACTGTTTCTGAGTGGTACGAGACTCTCATTGAGTCAATCAATGATGTTTCTGCCCGTATCCACAGAAAGACACTTCGCGGCGGTGCAAACTTCGTAGTTTGCTCACCAGAAGTTGCTAACCTCTTAGAGTTCACCGCTGGATTCCGCGCAAGCGTCAGCGTTGATTCTAATGGTACAGCCGGTGCTGTAAATGTTGGTTCAATCTCCAAGAAGTTCGACGTTTACGTCGATCCTTACTTCCCACGCAACGTATTGTTGGTTGGTCGTAAGGGCAACAGCTTCCTAGAGACTGGCTACGTTTATGCTCCATACGTCCCACTACAGGTCACACCTACCATCTTTGGTACAGAAGACTTCGCACCACGCAAGGGTGTGTTGACTCGCTACGCCAAGCAAATGGTTCGTTCTGACATGTACGGTCTAGTAATTTGCCACGATCTCGTGAGCTAAATTATTAATGCGTAGTTAAGGGTTGCCCCTCATCCGTTTTAAACGGGTGGGGGGTTTCTCTTTGATAAAACTATTTAGATAGTAGGAGATCATGTGAATGTCTGTACCAGTTTTAACACCATCAAGCAAATCAAGCAAAGTAATTTTACCAATAACGGGATCACCAAGTAATGTAAACATTTCAAGCAATCCATTACCCTTTGGAATTTATATGGGTATGCCAAACGAATATCAAGCTTTTGCTTCAGGTGCGGCAGATCAAGTCAATTATGTTTATAAAAAATTAGGTGGCGATGTATTAGATATTGAATTGACAGAATTTAATGTTTATGCCGCTTTTGAAGAGTCTGTTTTAGAGTATTCATACTTAGTTAATATCCATCAGGCAAAGAACTCATTAAACAACCTACTTGGCGCTACAACGGCTTCTTTTGATGAAGACGGGCAGATTGTTAGTGGTGATGCTTTAAGTGGCTCTAACGTCGAATCAAAGCTTCCTAGATATACTTTTGATTATACTAGAAGAGTTGCGGAGGGAATTGCGTCAGAAGCTGGTGCAGGTGGAAATTTAACATATTATACTGCTTCTTTTGCACCAACTGCAAGTGTGCAAGACTATGATTTACAAAATATTATAAGCTCATCTATTGTTACGGGGGATTTAGACCTTGATAGTGGAGATGTGGTAGGCAATAATAAAGTTATTATTAGGAATGTTTATTACAAAACTCCTAGATCTATGTGGAGATTTTTTGCTTACTATGGTGGATTAAACGTGATTGGCAATCTCTCAACTTATGGTCAGTATGCAGATGATTCAACTTTTGAAATTATTCCAACTTGGCAAAATAAATTGCAGGCTACCATGTATGAGGACTCAATTTATACAAGAGTATCACACTATTCGTATGAAGTTATTAACAATAAGTTAAGATTATATCCAACTCCATCTTCAGTGGGGTCACCTGACCGTTTTTACTTTAGATTTACTGTCAAAAAAGATTCCCATGAAGAATACTCAAATAAGAAAACTGGAACCGATGGTGTAAATAATATGAATAATTTACCACTATCAAATATTCGCTTTTCTTCAATCAACTCAATTGGAAAGCAATGGATTAGAAGATTTGCTCTTGCATTGAGTAAAGAAATGTTAGGTCAGATTAGAGGTAAGTTGGGGAACATTCCAATTCCCGGCAGCACGGTTACTTTAAACGCAAATGCGTTACTAACTCAGGCAAAGGCTGAACAGGACGCGCTCAGAGCGGAATTAAAAACTGTGCTTGATGAATTAACATACGAGAAACTATTAACTAAAGATGCAAACATGACTAAAACGGCAACAGATACTTTAAAACAAGTACCTGTGCCACTATTTGTAGGATAATAAAGAATGGCAGATGATAAATGGACAAGACCTGACGCCCCGCCGCCACCTCTTTTTACGGGGCAAAAAGAATCTGATTTTGTTAAACAAATTAATGATGAGGTAATTGAAAGAGTTGTTGGGCAACAAATATTGTATTTTCCAATATCTAGAGAACATTCAAATTATCATCCATTATATGGCGAAGCAATAGAAAAGACTTATTTGCCTCCGATTAGAATATATGCTAGAGTTACTTGGAATGGTAGCACAACGGAATACACACCTTATGGTGTTGATAGAAGACCAAAAATTACAGTAGATTTTCAGAAACGAAGATTGACAGAAGATCAAAATTTATATGTGCGCGTGGGAGACTTCGTAAGATTTGGAGACTTTGATTACGAGATTGTTACTTTAGCAGAGAAAAAACTATTGTTTGGACAAGATGATAAGAGCTTTGAAATAAGCGCGACTTGTATTTTGGCGAGAGAAGGAAAATTTAACCCATAGGAATATTATATGTTACCAAAATATATTGAAAAAAACTATAAATATAATAATTTTAGAGATGCGCTAAAGAAAGCTGAGGATCTTAGTTGCGTGGGCACTCATGTAGAGGAAGGACATTTTTACCCATGTAAAAATGCTGATGAGCTTTTTAAGGCAGCTTATTCAGTACAATATGATACATTATTACCTTCGACTCTTGAAACTGTAGATTTAGCTTTATTTGATTGGTTAAATGAAACATTAAATATTTCAGCACAAAGAAACGATGGTTGGCGCAAAGTTCCAATTATTTGGCTAACAGCAGAAAGAGCGTTTCAAATAAAAGATAATAGAGAACTAAGAGAGTTGGGAACTGAATCTTTGGTGTTTCCATTGATTTCTGTTCAGAGAACAAGTGTAGTATTAACTCCACCAAATAAATCACCAATACCGGCAAGACTATTTTCTGATGCAGATGGCACAACTTTAGTGGTATCAAAAAAAATTAAACAATCAAAAACTAAAAACTTTGCAAATGCCACAAGTCAAAGATTATATAACCAAAATAATTTTAAATTTAAAAATGAAAAAATTGTTTATGAGTATGCAACCATACCACTGCCAATATACCATGATATTAATTACTCAATTAGTCTAAGGGCAGAGTATCAACAGCAAATGAACGACATGATAAGAACTTTTGCAACTTTTTCAAACAATATTAATCAGTTTATTATTGGAAAAGATGGTCATACCTATGAAGCATTCTTACCAAGCAAATATGGTTTAACCAACAATCTAAACAATCTTAGTAACAATGAGAAAATTTATGAGTCAAAAATAGATATTAATGTGCTAGGATACATTATGGGTGGTGGTCCAAATCAAAAAGGACCACAAGTCTCAAGAAGAGAAAATTTTGTTGAAGTCCGGTTCCCAAGAGAAAGAGTAATGTTAGGAGATATTAATGAATTCTCTGACGAAGGATACAGACCTTAGTTTTTAGACTATTTCAAAACTATTTACTGTAGCATATTTGGGAGACGATTTATGAGTGCGAGAAAATTTAAGTTTATTTCACCCGGTGTTTTTTTAAACGAGATTGATAATACACAATTACCAAACGAACCAAGGGAAATTGGTCCGCTTTTTATTGGTAGAGCAAAATACGGTCCAGCTTTAAGACCAGTTATTGTTGATTCTTTTGCTGATTTTGTTCAGTTATACGGAACACCAACCCCTGGCGGTAAAACCGATGATGTTTGGAGAAATGGAAATGAACAAACTCCAACTTACGGAACATATGCAGCACAGTCTTGGCTAAGAAACTCATCAACCTGCACATACATTCGTCTATTAGGGTCTCAAAACGTAGGTGCCGAAACTGGCGGTGAGGCTGGTTACAAACTTAATGGTACTTTAAGCGAAGGCAACCATATTGATGATGCTCCAGGTTTTGCTGGTTCCACAACAGGATCTGCTTTTGGATTATTTGTATTCCCAAACCAGTTAAGTGGCTCAGAAACTAGCATTGTTGCCGGTACAGGATCACTAGTTGCAACTTGGTATGTTGAGGACGGACTTGTTGGCTTGATTGGACGAACAACAAATGCATCCGTGACAGTTGATGAAAGATTTGCAGGCGATGGCTTGTGCAGACTCGTTGCTTCCGATGCTGCTGGCAATTTTACAGTAGCAATTACTGGTTCAGGTGTTCAAGGATACAAAGACGCAATCATTAATTTCTCTTTAACAGAAACCAACAGAAATTACCTTAGAAACGTTTTTAATACAAACCCAGCTTTAATTAAGGATCTAGAGAAAGATACTGGCTTGGCGAAACTTTTGCTAACGAATTTTTACAAAAGGTTGAGAGACACATTGTTCAAGGCGAGGGTGGAGCCGCCGCAGGCGCAAGCGATGCAGCATACTTAGGCGTTATAATTCCATTAGTCACAGGCTCTGCAACACATGCGTCTAGACAAATACCGTTTGAAAATGGTGCAACTAGAAATAATCCAGCTACAGGTTGGGTATTTAGCCAAGACGTTGGTGGCGGTGCAGCATCCGGCAGTTATGATTACTCAACTTCTACAACTAAGTTGTTTAAATTCCACGCTTTAGATCACGCAGAGTGGGCTCAAAATAATTTAAAAATTTCAATTTCTAATATTAACTACTCAGATGATCAGTTTGATAAATACGGCACATTTGATGTTCTTGTTCGTAGATCTAATGACACAGATGCAGCCCCAATTGTTCTTGAAAGATTTAGTAATTGCAACTTGGATCAAAGCTCATTAGATTTTATTGGTAGAAAAATTGGTGATTCATTTGTTCAGTTTAATAACACCACAAGAAGATTAGAAACTAGAGGTGAATATCCAAACAACTCAAAATACATAAGAGTCGAAATGTTCTCAGACAGCGGACTTAATGAAGAGTTATTACCATTCGGTTTCTATGGTCCATTAAAATACAATGATTTCACAGTTGCCCACGCTACAAACACTGGTGGCAATTTAGGCGCAAATGTATTCGCTTTGGGTGGCAAACAAATTCTAGATACTTCAACAATCCCAGATGCAACAACCTTAATTATAACTGGTTCAGGTCTTGGAAAAAATGGACTTAATGGTCCAGAACTTAAATTCCTTTTCCCATCCCACGAATTGAGATTGTCGGGTAGCCAAGACGGGCTGTCTGATCAAAGAGACGCTTTCTGGGGTGTTTGGACTGGTATCTCAAAGACAAGCAACAAGTTTAATCGTGACTTTGCCGACCTCAATAGAATTAGATCAGACTTCATTACTGATCCTTTAGAGGACACAGCCACATCTGCACGTCAATTCATCTTTTCATTAGATGAGATTACAGGCAGCGCAACAGGCACTTTAGCTTGGGTTTCCGGCTCAAGAGTTGCCGGTACATCGATTTCTGGTAAATCTGGCAACACTTACAAAAGCGTGATCGACGCTGGTGTTGATAGGTTCACAATGCCTCTTTACGGTGGTTCGAACGGTCTAGACATAACAGAAAGAGACCCTTTCAGAAATACTTTCCTAGATGATGGTGGTAACTCAGAAACAGCAAACTATGCCTTTAATACAATTAAAGAAGCAATTGACATCGTAAGAGATCCAGAGTTTGTTCCATACAATCTAGTTTCAATCCCAGGTATTACTAACGAGCAATTAACAACTCACCTTATTAA